GCATAGTCCTGCATAGCCTCTTTAGCTTGGTTAATCTGGTCTTTCCCCCAACCTAGCTTGCTGAGGTTTCCGTCAAACGTATCCCAAGCCTTTTTAGAGCTATTCAACTCTCCGACCATTTCGCCCATTGTATTTTTGATACTTCCAAAAGCGGATGTAATCGCTGAGCTGACGAGATTAGCACCAAGCATAGATTTGAACATTGACGAACCCTTATTTGAAATCGTATCGAACGCATTCGACGATTTTTGAAGTCCGTTGATTGCTTTTTGTAGCCCGTTCAAAGTAGAACTCATTCCCTTGTCCACAGCGGTAAGCACCGCCTCGACTGAATAAGTCTCTGCCATTATATACCTCCTTTCATTACGTATTTGCTCTCAGTAAGAGTTCTTTCTCTTTGTCTGAGAGTTGATACTTTTGCTTAGTATCTCTTTTCTTGTAGAAATCACTGTATTTTCTATACAAAGGAGTTTTGCCGTCCGACTTAGTAGCCTCTACTTGTCTAGTTAACCAAGCAGAGCGATGTAAGAGTTCGTCTTCATCTTGCTTTCGTAATAATACTCCAGTCATCAATAAGTCGTATTCGTACATGGTCATACGCCCAATCTCATTCACGTCTGTAATATTTAAAAATCGGACGCAATTAATAATGATTTCCTCGAACGTTTCTAAAGATGATTTCTCAATTATTTCTTCTTGAGTTCTTGGTTCATCTCCTGTAACAAAGACTTTCCTGCGTTTGACTCGCCTAATTCTTGAATTACATCATCGAATAATTTTTCTAAATCTTCGCACTCTTCAACGTAAGTTTCAACGTCAGTTAATGAAGGACGAGGGCTTTCTGTTACCGTTCCATAGTAGATAATATCTGCCAATGATGCGATATTCTTTGCGTATAATTCTGGAATTTTAGCAGATAGAGCCATTCCAAATTTTAATCCTTGTTGCTCGATTGGATAAGCTTTATCCAACGCACGAACGAATTTTACTCCAAATTTAATGTTGTATGTTTTATCATTGATTTTTAATTGCATGTTATTTTTCTCCTTTATTTTAAAAAATACAATAAAAAGAGAGGCGTGAACCTCTCTTAATTTCTAACCGCCAATTCCAGGTGCGCCTGCTACAGGACTTGCTGGACTTGCTGTTCCTTTCGTTGTGTCAGAGAATTCATATTGAACCACTTCTGCTTGGCTAGTGTTAAGTGTTGCGTAACCCTTCACACCAGTTCCGTTTACTGCGAATTCAAGTTCCAACTCGATTAAGTCTTCTGCGTTTTTAGTTTTCTTGAATGATGTTAAGTAACCTTGGTAATATACTGCCTCGTATTTGTTACCTTGTTTTTTAGCGTTTTTCTCGATTTCCCAAACTTCTACAAGTTCGCCCTTGTCCATAGCTGTTTCTAGCTTAGCAACAAGTTCATCGTCTTCCGCCATGATTGTTGTAGCAGTGATTGAAACCTCAATACCACCGACTGATTGTAAAACACCGTCTTTAGTTTTTACCGAGTTTGTGTCACGGCTTTTCTCTGTTGAATGTTCAGTTTGGAATGCTAGTTTAGCACCGTCTGCTTTGCTCGCTTCACTTAGTAAGCGAAATAATAAAATACTATCAATACCTTTTTTTGCAACTGGCATTTATTTAACCTCTTTTCTATAAAATTGTAAATACTAGACGAACACGTCCACGTTTTAGCGGTTCGACTGTCGTGTTATCGTCAAAAATTGATATTGTGGATTGTGAGATATTTAAGGCTACATAATAGCCGTCAGCCTCAACAATCTTCATCGATTCTGCTAGGATACTCGAACACATATCCGATACTTGTTTACGTTTTTTACGAGTACTCCACACGGACAAGACCAATTCGACCGTGCCTTTCACGTCCGTTTTGTTTGGCACTAGTATAGAAGTAGTATCCTCTAACTCAACGAACGGATAAGGCGCATTGTCGTCTGGTTTATAGTCATACGTTTTATACCCTAGTAACTGACAACGCTTGAATACGCTGTCGAATACTGCTTGCTCTCTTGATTTCATTTAACCAACCTCTCCAAATCTTTCTTAAATTCCTCTTTCTGATTATCAAAAGCTGGCTTGACAAACGGCTGTGCGCTCATTTTGCGAGTCCCTAATTCAACATAAGCAGCATAACTTGTGCCTGGCGCCACTTTATATTTGAACCTGCCGACCTTACTACTATTGACAGAAATAGAACGCTTAGTCGCCCCTGTAGGCTTGACGAAATGTTTATTTTTGCCTCTACCTTCATAATGTCCTCTAAACCTAGACGCATTATTGACTGCCCTTCTTTGCATATCAACACCGTTTTTTTCAACGATACGCTCAATCTCTTCCATTTTAGAGACTTTTTGAAGTTTCTTTTGTAGTTTTTCAAGTCCTTTTAATTCAAAACGTAAATCAGCCAATAGAATTATCCTTTTCTAAATAGAATACTCTTCCAGACTGTTTATCTGCTCTGCATTTATAGCGGTCATTTCGATAGTTTAGATAAGTGAATGAGATTTTAGGCGTGTTTTGGAAATAAACCACTTTTGAGCCACGTTTATACTCTCCAAATACAGCGACTTGCTTATCAATGCCCAAGTCCATAACGTGGACTGGGACAATCAATCTTTCGCCTTCATTAGAAGTATATTCGCCCGTTTCTGGATTGTACTCTTCTTGTTGCTTAGCGATAATCTCCACTCTTTCGTTGTATCTCATAGCATTTTAAACCCCGCATTGAATGTTTTTGAAAAAACTCGCTTAATCACACTATCGTATTCTCTGAAATCATCAGCATTGAATGTCATTGAAGTGCCTTCGAGGGATTGAATTTTCATTCCCTCAGCACCAATCCTGTTAAATCTTTTAATAATAACCTCGGTAATAATATACTCGAGGCTTTCTGGAACATCATCCACGCCTGCGTATGCTAAGAAATTAGCAGTCGTCAACTTGGCTATTGTACTTAGTAACTTATCTTGAAGATTGTCTTCAATACCTAGCAATATTTTTGCTTGAGCGATATTTTCCATGTTATCCCTCCAACAATACTGCGATAAGTTCCTCTTTGTTTAGTGTTGAATAACCTGTGATTCCACGTTCTCTTGCGATATCTCTTAACTCGTTAACTGTTAAGTCGCTGTAAGTGATAATCTCAGACTCAGCAGGCTTTTCTGGATAATGTCGTCGTAACAACATACCCATTAAGCATTACCTCCAAATTTAACCACTTTTGTAGGGTCGTATAAGTAAACACCATAGTGTTCATCACCAGTGATTACTGTAGTCTTTTTAAGGATATCACGGTCTGTTTCAACAGCCACATCACGTTTTAAGTTGATAACGAAAGCTCCATACTTAGCAACATCGTCTGTATCTGTTTCAACAGCAGAAACTTTAACAAGGAAGCCTTTCCCTTTTTCTACTTTCTTAGAGCGCACAATTTGAACACCGTGTGTTTCTCCAAAAGTTCCAGAAACAACAATGTTCGCACCAATTTCTGAACCACGAATCCATTCTTTGACAGTTTCAGCACGTAAAGCAATAGCGTCTTGAGGATTTACAAGCGCAACATAGCGAGCGTCTTCTTCATCCTCAAACACTGCTAAAGCTTTATCAAGTGCAGCGCCAGTTGTAGGTGCGTCATCAACATATTGAGTTGCTTTTTTAGCCTCAACAACTAAATCGTTGTCCACTTTGTTCGCAATAGCCAAAGCGATTTGGTGTGCTGATTGCCCTAATGGGTCACCAAAGCCAGATAATAAAGCCTCGTCTGTTAATTCGATACCTTTACCAGCTTTTTTAATAGTCATTGTTGATTTGTCAGTTGTTAATTGGTCTGGCTCGATTGCTGTGCCTTCCGCAATATCTTTAGCGTCTCCAGAATATACCCATTTTGGAACTGTAACTGTGTTTCCTGGTTGCCCTACTAACTCACGCTCAACGTAAGCAAGTGGTGTAAATTTAATCATTTTTGGCAATTTCGCTGAAACCATATCAGCTAAAACTTCTGGGTTAACTAATTGTGCAATTTTAGTTTGTGTCATTTATTTATCATCCTTTCAATTTACGATATAATTCTGGGTTATTTTGCAGTAATTCGTTTCTGCTTTGATAACCCATTTTGTTAAATTGTTCTTTGGTAATCTCGCCTGCGGTAGTGTCTTCCATTTTCTTAGGCGTTTTACCTTTTAATTTTTCACCGACTTTTTTGTCAGCTAGTTCATTCACTAAAGCTACAAAGCTCTCTACAGCCTCTTGAGTTCTTTCTGCTGTATCTTTAACGACAATGCCTAGGATTTTCTCGTCCGCCACGATACCACCCTCAGATAGCATTTTAGAGGCTTCACGCTCAAGTCCGCTTCGATTGATTTTAGCTTCGAGTTCCGCAATATAGGCTTTTTGTTTTTCTTGCTCATATTCAGCCTTTTGTGTCTCGTTCATTTGACGTAACTTTTCAGCCTCGTCAAGTTTTTCCTGCATTCGTTTATCGAATGACTTTTCTTGCTTTGCTAAGCGTTTTTTGATTAGTTCATCAACTTCGCTCTGCGTGAATGTTTTTGGTGCACCTTCAACTTCTGCTGGATTGTCGACATTATCCAATTCAGTTTCCAATACATCGTTTTTTTCTTCTTCTGCCATTTAGGCTACCTCCTTTTTAAGTCCAGAGTGGACTATTATCCTTGGCTTTTAATGTCATCAAAGTTTGGACAATTTCAATCACTTTTTTTACACATTTTTTAAATCTATCAAAAAATGTGGAACCGTCGTGCACCGACAGTTAGGATGAAATGGTGGTGCATTCAATGCTGGAACCATTTCTGATACTTTAAAGATTCTACCATTGAATGGTTGGCAAATCTGACACGCTTTTAATTCAGTCATGACCTCGTACCATTCAACCTCGTTTGTCTCATAGTTTGCTTTTTGCGCCTCTGAGTACACCCTTGCAGACTCTGTGACTGCTAAGCGTCTAGCGTATCCATAAGATACATCAAACTCTTTCTTTAAATTATTGATAAGAACATTTGTTCCTTGACCTCTTAAAACGGTATCCGCAACGCCTTTTTTAACAATAGCTCTCAACTCGTTTTGTCTTTCCCAAATCCTAGACGACCATGTTGCGTCTTCAAAGTTGGCAAAAACAATAGAGTCAGCAGATATTTTCGAGCTTTCATAACTACCGAGCGTCATATCCAGTACGCCAGCACTAAACAGATTTTCACGTCTGATTGACTCGACCAAGTGTCTATCAATGATTTCAAACTCATTTAAGGCTAGTTCATACTGGTGTAACTTGATATTCGCTTGCAGAACTTCAAGACGGCTTGTTTTCATTTTAAGATTGTAAAGTTTTAACAAGTCGTTTTCCGCTTTTGTAAAATCTTTACTTGTAACCTGCTTTCCTCGTTCTCTCAAGCGATTAGCTCGTTCAACTAATTGTCTAGCTTTAAACTCAACATTCACCATGTCGAGCTTGTCCGCTCGTTGCTTAGCTTGTAATTTTGTGATACCTTCGCTATCGGCATACTTTTGCCAGAAGCTATCGATTTCTTTTTGAATATTATTGGCGTGTTGTTGGTAGACTCCCTGCAATTGGAAGGCTACCCTCTTATCCGCCAACTCCCTTGCCTTTTCCTCGGCACGATATCTACCTTCCCAGTATTCGTTATTCAACATCGACTACAACCTTCTTGCTTTCGCTTAGTTCTGAGTCTGAGTAGATTTTTTGTTTTTCTAGACGTGCTTCGAGGTCGCTTACTGCCTCCTCTTCACGTTCCATTCTTTCAATCTCTTTTTGTGGGTCGTCAATGATAGATAAAACAGACAACTTCGTTTCCTCTGATACTTGACCAGATAACTGTCCGACAATCTGCGCTTCTTCCAGAATGTTTCTAGGTACATTTCTAGTAAACGTATAAGTCAATCCTGCCCATGCGTCCTCATATACGGTCGTCAACGGAACACTAAAAACGATTCTATACAATCTGTTAAATGCGGATTGTAATTTTCTATCCTTCATTCGAGCGAGGTTGTCCATCGCTTGTAATTTGAAAGCTAGTGCTGTTCCAGATGAGTTCCCAAATTCAGATTCAGACATATTAGCAACCATTGAGATAGCAAAGATAGACTCTTTCAGTAAACTGATAAGATTTTCTTGCGTTGTGTCTGAGCTAGGCTTTTCAAGGAAAGCAACCTCAGGCAAAGGTCCGTCTCCAGTTTTCCAAAGGTTGAAAATTCTATTTTCTCTAATCTGGCTTGCGTCCTCTTCTTCTAGCTCTACTCCTAGCACTTTCATATAAGCGTCCGCAAAGTAATCAACATCGTTCGCTTTTTCGCTCGCTGCTTTATTTAAAGCATTAATCAATGTTTTCACACTCTCGAAAATACATTGTCGCTCTTCATTTTCAATCAATTCAACTACTGGGATTGAGTTGTAAATATGTTGGTTTCGCTCACCAAATCTTACTGAACCACCAGTAGTGAATGTAGCGTCAATCAATTCATCGTTTGTAATCACTTGACCGATACCTTCTTGATTATTCTCATTAAAAGTGTATCTAACAGCAAATAAAGGTCGTTCCTCAATGCTGTTATCATGTACGATAAACATATTAATCGGACTATTGTATGTCGCTCTAGTTCGTTTATATTCATCTTGATACACATAAATAAAAGCATGTCCGAACACGCTTGACATTTTTGCAAGCTCGAACTCTGAGTCTTCCATGTCATTGATTTTACGGAAATCTGAGATAAAATCGTTTACGGTTTCGTCGTCATGTTTAATCTTAACTGGCACACCAATCTGATAACCTGTGAATGTATCGACTATATACTTCGCATAATTGAACACTAATCGGTTGTCTGGTTTCCAGCTATCCTTTTTAGGCATTTTCAATACTTCGTGTTGCGAGAGGTACATGTCCTCGCTTTCGATATAATTCTTTACTAATTTACTCAAGTGTAACCTAACCGCTTCTGTTACGACTTCTTCCGTCACTACATCGCTCGTTGTTGTTATGACTTTTCGTTTGTTAACAAAAACTTTTGCCAATTTTAAAATCCTCCTTTTAGCATTTTGATTTTAGTTTGATTTCCGTCAATGCATTGCAAGCTATATCTTAGAGCGTCCATTAAGTGATTGTTTTTGTCCTCAGGCTTATTCAACCAGTTACCCTCTTTATCCTGTTGATAACAATAGCTGTAGAATTCGTCCATAATATGCTTACACGTTGGATGAACATAAATTGTGTATCCTTGTAACTTTGATACACCTGCCATAATACTGTCTTTCCCCTTACGGCTCTCTCGCAATCTTACAATGTTATATTCAGTTTGTAATTCTCTAATCAACCTCGGCTCGGCACTATCTGCGATTATTTGAGCCTTAGAATATCCTTTTTCATATATCATACTCGCAACGTCTTTTGTTATCAATCCAACTTGGTACGCTTCATCAAATATATATATTTCTTTCTTTTGTTCATTAATCAAGCTCGCACATAATGCGGTGGGGTCGTGCGTGAAACCAAAGTCAAGTCCAACTGCCAACTGATATGAATTATCTTTCAATAGTTCGTCTTTATCGAAATTCTTGACCTTGACGTTTTCATATACTAAGCCTTCCGCAACTCCCCACTCTCCGTCGCAGACAATTCTAGCACGGCGTGGGTTCGTTTTATATAAATCTTCGTATCGCTGGATATCGACTTTATCCAACCACTCATTGCACCTAAAAGTAGTGGTTAGTGCCAATGTATCCGTTCGACTTGTGGCTTTATCGAAAAAAGCAGCCTTCAACCAGTGGTGTTCATTCCAAGGGTTGAAAGTGACTGTAATTTGTTTGAAAAAGTCTGGCGAGTCATAAGTACCACGAATAGATTCAACCACCGTGCTGAACTTTTCCTCGTTTTCGATTTGATAAGCCTCTTCAAACCACGCCCAACAAAGAATACCAACATCAACTGTGATAGACGTTATTTTTAATTCATCGTCTAAACCTCGAAACAATATCTTTTGTCCGGTTGCTTTTACCGTGATTTCTGGCAAAGACTCATTAAACTTAAATAAATGGGTTACTTTCAGCTTGTTTGCTGCCCACTTAAAATCTGTATAAGTTGATTGTTTGTTCGTGTTTGAGTACCGTCTAACAACTAATAGATTAGACCAAGGATACCTCAATAATCGAATAATAAAATTTAATGCTGTTGTTTTTGATTTCTTAGAACCACGAGAGCCTTTAACGACTCGATAGAAATTTTTAGAGCGCCAGAACGAGCCATAACCTACTCCAACCATTGAAGGCAAATCAATCTGGTATGTTCGCTTCATTCATGAACACCACCGTTTCAACTACAGCCTCTCGACCGTCATTTTCTTCAAGCATTTTGTTTTTCATTTTCTGAGCCTTAATTCGTTCTTTCTGTTCTGCCTTATCAAGACTATCTTTGACATCAGTCGTTGTTAACTTGCTGATTTGCTCAAAGGCTCGGACGTTACCCTTCATAGCTTTTTGCATCATAACCATAGCCAAAGCCATTTCATTGGTTGAGTCAAAACCTAAATCTTCAAGTTGTTTCTTTACATTTGGACTTGCAACCTCAGCTTGTAGAATTGTTTCAAAAGCCTTTCTTAGATTCGCTTTTTTTCTTCGAGCCTTGCCTGAAGCGATACCGCCTTTTTTAGCAATTTCTCTATGCTCGTCCTTAGTTCGTTTGTTAGCAGGTATCAAGTTCTGCTCATTAGCCATCGCCTCACTTCCTTACTTTACCTTTGAATAAAAAGCTTCCAACTTTTACATTTGTTCTAATTGTATTTTTTAATGCTAATTTACTTCTTGGGTCCACACTATTTCTTTTAAATGTTACCTGCAAAGCGTTCTCCTATGTGTTCTGCTCCAACGTCAAAATCTGCCATAACTTTGAAAACTTTAAACGTCTCTTTTAATGTATTTTTCTTTATAATATCGAAACTCGGCATTTTATTCCTCTTTCTTGAAATTCATTATATAATTCTTCTAACTCATTTTCACTATTTGCTTCCACAATTAAAACTGATTCATCTTGAATTTCTTTGATTTCTGTATTTTTATTAGCTTCAACTTCCATTTCTTTTGAAATCTCAAATCCAAAATCACTCATATCAATATCAATAATGTTATCAAATTCTAATTGTAACAAGTCCAAATCAAATTCAGTATTCATTGTCAGTTTGTTATGTACTAGAATATACGCTCGTTTTTGTTCCTCATTTAAATGCGACAAGCGAATACAATCAACCTCAGTTTCGCCCATTTCCTGTAAAGCATACAAACGCCCATGTCCTTCGATGATTGTGTTATTTTCATCAATCGCAATTGGGTCATTGAAACCAAATTGTTTGATACTGTTCACAATTTGTTCAATCTGCCACTGAGGGTGTTCTTTTGCGTTGTATTTATATTCCAGCAAATCTGAAATTTTAATTTTTTCTATTTGCATATTTTTCTCCTTTTTACCAAATAAAAAAAGAGCGATACAAAATCGCTCTTAGCTCCTCTTTTTTGTTTTTTGTTAAAAAAGCCCCACAGCCGATTCGAACGGCTCAACACGAGAAACACAAAATCTTATTGGTAGGATAGGCTAAACACAAAGGAAAAAAAGAAAATCGTGTTGTTACCTCTTAGGGGCATATTCGAGGGCGTTTTATCGCCCTCCAAACTTTAGGAGTTTCAAACTCTATGACAATTTGTAGAAAGTAGGCTCTTGCAACTATCCACGATATCAATATATCACGAAAAAGCTGGGACATCAAGCGTTTTTCGTCCCTTTCTAATAATCAGTCAACATTTTCGCCTAACTTTTCAAGCAACAACTTGCAAGCTCGGTCACACGCTCTCATGATTACATTTTTATTCGTGAGATGCTTTTTAGCTAAGGACCGATAATCGTATACTTTTTCGAAATAATACTCGGATACATATAAACGCTGCTTCTCGTCTAACTCCTCCAACATTTCTTCAATACATTTCTTCCAAAACAATCGATTTTGAATATATTGAGAGGCTTCAACTTTCAAGAATTCATTTTCAATCGTTTTAGAATTAGTTCCTTTGCCCTTTATCCAAGCGTTGCAGTCTGGGTCACGCCATAACCAGCTCATTCTATGAGTAGCGATTTCACGTTCATAATTCGGATAATCACGTAATCGTTGCTCGGCTATTTTCTTATATCTCAAAAACTAAACCTCCAGCAATCACACTTAGTATAAACTTTTGACATCGAAATTAACATCGTCAACTGAAAATCCTAGGATATCTTTTAAGTTAAATAATCCTCTTTTCTGTTTACCGTCTGAGGCACTCAAGTAATTAAACGTGATAATATTATCAAATGGAAATTCTTTTTTTAAGTTTGTGATTCTTTCAAATCTTAATGTTTTTCCGTCTTTTAAAAATATAGTAATGTGCATTTTATCTATCCTCTCATATTATCAATGATTGATGTTACAATCCCTGCGATTGACCCAATTAGTATTAGAATTGAAATAATCAACACGTATATCAGTAATGGCACCATTGTTGCAAGTCAACTAATCTGAGTTCCAAATAATTTACTGATTACTAACGTCACACTTAAACTTAATGCCAATCCAAACGTATATACCCATAATTCTTCTTTATTTTTCATCATTTCCCACCTCTTCACGCAAAATTCTTTTTTTAATTCTAATAACTATTTCTTCAATGCCTTCTCTAGTTATCCAAGTTGTACCAGCAGGAAGAGTGCAAAGTATATCGTATATAGCCTTATCATAGGTAATCTCCGATTTTTCGTTTTTTGATTGCTCGTTTAATACATTCAACTTATCTATTGTCAACAATGATTTTTCAAACCCAATCAAAAAAGCGAACCGTTCATTGTAACTCATTTCTTCTAATTGTCCATAATCGATATCCTTTTGAAATTGTTTTAATGCTCGGTCATACATGGACATATCCTTGTATTTACAATGTGCCACAATTAAGTAATTCACATCGTCTTTTAATTTATTGAATGATTCTTGTTTCTCGGTCATTTACTCATCGCCTTTCCTAAATTTTTGAGTGCTTGTTTCTGTTTACTTGTTAAATACATTTGCCTAAACTCTTTTTTAATATTGCTATCTTTCTGAATTGGTTTCATGAAATCTAGAAAAGAGGTTGGTTTCTTAACTGCTAAATGCGTTTTTGTATTCTTCATTCGATATCACGCTTTCCAACGGCTGAACACATTTCTTTGCCTTTTATTGATTTTTAAATCTTTTTTCACTCTTTCCTTTTCGATTTTACGAATTACATCATCAATCTTTTCGAAAACTAATACGCTTTTTTTAGTTTTCGACGTTGTTCCAAACTTATCTGTTAAAACATCGATATATTCGACTATACACGTTTTTGAGTCGTGCCAACCGTAAGCCTCGCTAATCTGCTCAACGGCTACATGAATATATCTGCCTTTTTCGTTGATTGTTAATTTCATAGCCTGCTCCTAGTCCGCATATAACTCTAAAATTCTAGCACCAAAAATTTCTTTTGCTCGTTCGCAATCTTCAAGATTCCTAAAATAGCCAAATTCTGGAAAATAATCGATGACAGTTGCTGCTAAAGTAAATAACTCATTTTCTCTTAAAACGATACAATAATTTACCTTGCCGTCCCCAAAACATGGACGCCAATAACTGTTGCATTCGTTTCTAAACTCTTTAATTTCTTGTTTTAAAAATCGTCTCGCTTTTTCTTTTACTGCTTCTTTTTCTGAGTTAAAAACATTTCCTTGAGGTTGCATTTCATTTATTATCCCAGTGGTGAAACACCAATCAGCAACTTCTCCGACCTCGCCATACATATTGAGGTAGTATTTATTTGCATTTTTTAACATTTCAATCTTATTGAACATTTTTACGCCTCCACGAATAAATCGATAATCTCTTTGCCAAATATTTCAATCGCTCTTTGGCAGTCTTCACGATTTTTAAAATGTCCAAATGTGTCAAAGCTGTTGTTTAAGTACATTGATAATGCCTCTAATTTCCCAGCGCTTAATACGGCAGACCATTTCGCTTCCTTCGTATCGGTCCAGTCTGGTTTCCAGCCTTCGTTGCGTTCGTCACGAAACTCTCTAAATTTTGCGAGTAGAGTTCTTCGATTTGACTCTAGGTTGGCTTCTTGCTTAGTTGCGAATATATTGCCTTGTGAAAAGCGATTAATGTCAATGTCCATATTATACCATTGACTTTCACTTACTAGCCCTTCATCGTCAATCCAAAAATATTTATCGTTATAATCATAAAAATATTTCAATTTCCAATCATTTTTTGCTCGCTTGATTTCTAATTTCAGTTCAGTTAATTGTTTTTCCATTTTTTCTGCTTTTTTTGTAAGTTCTTCTAAATTTGCCATTGTGTTTCTCTCCTTTTGTTTTTATGAGTTAGGGTATAAAGCGTAAAGATTATTCGGATTCAAGTGTTGTTCAATCGATTGTAAAATTTCTTCCTCTGTTTCTTTTACATATAATTGTCCGTCTTCAATTCCGTGACCATGTACCCATGTAAACAACTTTCCGTCGTCGTTTACATACGTTTCAATACAAGCGATATCGTTAACGTTTATCGTGTATTTTCTTGTTTCTTGGTTTGCGTCTGTTAGTTTGATAAATTTCATTGTGTTTGCCTCCTTTTATAATTCCTTTGCTATTGCCTATTTGTTTGTTTAGACTTTGTATATTCTTTGATTGCTTTTAATACCGCTCGTGTGATTTCGTGATTGAACATTATTTCAGATTGTTTCATTTTGTTCCGTTCAATTTCATACCGATATTTCAAAATTGGGTCGTTTAAATCATATTTATTTTCCATGTTTTAACAACCTCTCTAGTACACGTATAACTCTAAAATTCTAACACCAAAAATCTCAATCGCTCTTTCACAATCTGATAAGCGTTCAAAATATCCAAATTCAGAGAAATAACTAATTTTAAAAGTTGCCAAAGTTGTCAACTTTTTGTTGTTCAAAACGATACAATGTTTCGGGTTGCTATCCTCAAAATCGTCTTTCCAATATCCGTTGCGCTCGTTTCTGAACTCTTCAATTTCACGTTTTAACTCTCTTTTTTTGATTTCTTTTTCTGCCTCTTCAACTGTTTCAAAGTAGTTTC